CAAGGTCTGAACAAAATTTAATTCAAGATCTCATTAATGAACAGTTGAGGATGTATGGTGTTGAGGTGCATTATCTCCCAAGAAAATATATTTCCGAAAATACTGTTATAAAGGAAGTAATACAATCAAAATTTGATGATGCATATCCAATAGAAGCATATGTTGATAACTTTGAGGGATATGGAGACACATCTACAATTTTATCTAAGTTTGGAATTCAGGCAACAAATGAGATAACTTTAATTATATCAAAGGAAAGATTTGAAACTTATATTTCTCCCCTTATAAAGAATGAAGAAAATATCAAATTATCAACCAGACCAAAAGAAGGGGATTTAATTTATTTTCCTCTTGGGGATCGTTTGTTTGAAATTAAATTTGTTGAACATGAAAAACCTTTTTATCAATTACAAAAGAACTATGTTTATGAGTTGAGATGTGAATTGTTCCGTCTTGGAGATGAAGTTATTGATACTGGTGTTGAGGATATTGATGACATTTTAACTGGTGGCGAATCTGATGGATTGTCCGAAGATGGTCTGTCCACAACCATTGGACCATCTCAAACTTTAACATTAGTCGGAACTGGAGTAACAGCAACTGCGGTAACTGGAATTATTACTTCCGGTGGTATTAGATTAATCACAATGACTAATAGAGGAGGAGGATATACAGGAGTACCAAGAATAGGAATATCCTCTGCTCCCTCTGGTGGAGTTACCGGTATAGCATCTGCTAGAATGATTGGAGGAATTGTTGTATGTAATCAGAGTGCAAATCCAAAAGCAAGATCTGTTCAAGCAGTTGATATCGTAAATCCAGGTTTTGGGTATAGTGTAGCACCTGGTGTTAGATTTATTGGCGGTGGTGGAGCAGGTGCTGCAGCTACAACTAAAATTGGTGATGGAATTGTAGGTATCGTTACTCTTACTGATGCTGGTTCTGGATACACAACATCACCAACAATCACATTTAGTAATGAGGTATTCTTAAGCGGTGTAACCACTGTCTCCGCCGCTGCAACAGCAGTTGTAGGTTCTGGAGGTACAATTACGTCTATTAGACTTACTAACGCTGGTCTGGGTTATAGCATTGCTCCTACGATTACACTGTCTGATCCAAATATGAGTTCCTCAGGTAACTTCGCATTCAACGAAGTGGTAACTGGATCTGTTAGTGGAACAACAGGTAGGGTCAAGACTTGGAACTCTACTACAAATGCTCTTGAAGTTGGTAATGTTAATGGGGAATTTACTGTTGGAGAAAATATAGTTGGTTCAACATCAGGCGCATCTCATGGATTATTAAGTGTAAGAATAGATCCTGCAGATGATGGATTTGCTGATAACCTTGATATAGAAACCGAAGCAGATTCTATTTTAGACTTCTCTGAGCAGAACCCATTTGGTATTCCATAAATAGTTTTTATTATACCAATAATATTATTATAGGACCCAAAGATGTTTGAATATTTTTATAACGAAATTTTAAGGAGGACCATTATTTCTTTTGGTACTCTTTTTAATTCTATAACAGTAAAGCAAACTAATTCTTCAGATGACGTTGTTAGCGTTATCAGAGTTCCTTTGGCCTATGGACCAACTCAAAAGTTTTTGGCAAGACTTGAGCAGTCTCCTGATTTAAATAAATCAACGGCAATAACTCTACCAAGAATGTCATTTGAGTTTACCGGATTGATTTATGATGGAACAAGAAAAGTAAGCACGACTCAGCAATATACAGTAAAAGATCCAGATGATGGATCTGAAAGTAAAAAGATATACATGCCAGTTCCATATAATATGCAATTTGAACTGAGCATTATGACAAAATTGAATGATGATGCTCTTCAAATTGTTGAACAGATTTTGCCATATTTTCAACCATCATATAATCTTTCAGTAGAACTGGTTGAATCAATTAAAGAAAAAAGAGATATTCCAGTTGTCTTGGAAAATATCACAATGCAAGATGATTATGAAGGAGATTTTACTTCTAGAAGAGTTCTTCTTTATACTTTAAGATTTACTGCAAAAACATATCTGTTTGGTCCAGCAACAAGCGGAACCAAAGATATCATCAAAAGAGCATCTGTCAGTTATCTTACTGGCACAGATATTGCAAATACAACAAGAGAAGTTACATATACAGCTACTCCAAGAGCAACTAAAAATTATACTGGTGATGCAACAACAACTCTTGCTGCAGATATCACAAAAACACTTAAGACATTTGAGGTTGAGGATGCAAGTGGTTTAACTGCCAAATCTTACGTTAATATTGAAGGTGAGCAATTATTCATCAAATCTATAACTGATAACAAACTAACCGTTCTGCGAGGACAAGACGGAACCACTGTATCTGAGCACTTAAGAGGAGCACCAGTTCATATTATCAATACTGCCGATAATGCATTAATTGAAGAAGGTGATGATTTTGGATTTAGTGGTAGTATAGTATGACAAGCAAATTTGACAGTTTAAATGAAGAGTTTGATGTAGTTGATGATATTGTTCAACCTGAGGTTGTCAATGATAAAATTGATAAAGTTAAATCTTCAGTAGATGATGTTAGAAAAGACTACGACTACACGAGGGGTAATCTTTATAGTATAATTGAAAAAGGGCAGGAAGCAATAAATGGCATTCTTGAATTAGCACAAGAAAGTGAAATGCCCAGAGCATATGAAGTTGCTGGACAACTAATTAAAAATGTAGCAGATGCCACTGATAAATTGATGGATCTTCAGAAAAAACTAAAAGACGTTGAAGAAGAAAAACAATCAGGACCATCTAATGTCACCAATGCATTATTCGTGGGATCAACTGCAGAATTAGCGAAACTTCTGAAAGATCAAAGTAAAAAATGACATCAGACTTAAAAGATTTTTTCTCACTCATAGGTAAAGCAAAGAAAGAGAAGGAAGATGAGTTCCAATCTCTAGTGGGAGATCTTGACATTGATTCAATGTTTAATCAAGTCAAAGTATCTGTAGCGGAGGAAAAGAAGAAAAAACAAAAAGAAGAACGTCAAGTAAAGGCGCTTGAGTCTTGGTTATTTGCGGAGCCAAAAGAAGAAGAAATAATCATTGAGAAGAAACAAGATGATTATGAAGAACTAAAGAAAGAAATTGGCAGTAAAAAGAAACCAAGTAAACCAGCAGTTGAGGAAATAAAAGAAGAAGAAATAGAAGAAGAAATAGAAGAAGAAATAGAAGAAGAAATAGAAGAAGATACAATTGATCACGCTCTTAAAATTTTAGATACAATAAAATCTAAAGAAGAAGTTAGAGAACAAACTGATGATCCAGAAATATTAAAAATAAGAAGAGAGTTAGAATATCTTAAGAATCTTGTTAATGCACAAGGTGGTGGTGGTGAAGTTCGCCTTGAGTTTCTTGATGATGTTGATAGAGATAGCGTAAAAGTAGATGGTAAGTTCTTAAAGTATCAGGCATCAACTGGAACTTTCATTGGTGCTGATGCCTCTGGTGGTGGCGGTGGTGGTGGATCCACTGGCGCTGGTGGAACGTGGGCTACATTTAGTAGTAATACTGGAATTACAACGACAAAAAAAGTCAAGATTGATAATGATCTTGAGATTACTGGTGTTACAACCTCAACTGGTGGATTTGTTGGCACCTTAACAGGATCTGCAAGTAGTCTAAGTGGTGTATCGTCAAGTTTCCTTCTTGACTACAACAACTTTACTAATACACCTACAATCCCAACAAACAATAACCAGTTAACCAATGGTGCGGGTTATATTACTACATCATTTACTAACACTAATCAACTGACTAATGGTGCGGGTTATATTACTACATCATTTACTAACACTAATCAACTGACTAATGGTGCTGAATTTATTACTGCAAGTGATAATATAACCGGAACAGCAGCTGGACTTTCTGGTAGTCCAGATATTGGAGTTCAGAATATTGTTGGAGTTGCTGCCACGTTCACTGGCGATTTAACCATTGAGGGAACTCTCTCTTATGAGGACATAACCAATATTGATTCTGTTGGTTTTGCAACTTTCCGCAAGGGGATTGAAGTTCAAGGTGCGGGATCTACTACAACAACATTAAATGTCACTGGAGTCTCTACTCTTGGAATTGTAACTTCCTCAAGTATTTTCTCTACTGGTATTATTACTGCCACCACTTTTGCGGGTGCTTTAACTGGTGATGTAACTGGTGATGTAACGGGTGATCTAACTGGTAATGCCGATACTGCAACCACGGCAACTAATCTTGCCAATGCTGCTAATATTACTACAGGAACTATTAGTAATGATAGACTTCCTGCTACAATCACAAAGAATTTAACTGGTGATGTAACTGGTGACGTTAACGCAGGAATAGTTACTTCATCTACTGTAGTTTTGACCAATGGTTTGATAACGACTATTTCATCTACAACTACTGCAACAGATCAAACAAGTATAGATAGTTTTAGTGCATCTGAATATAGATCTGCAAAATATCAAGTTCAGATAACAAGAGGAAGTTCTTATCAAGTCACCGAAATCAGTGTTGTGCATGATGGATCTGATTCATATGGAACAGAATATGCAACAATAAAAACCGGATCTTCTTTAGCATCTTTTAGCACAGACATATCTGAAGGAAACGTCAGATTACTAGCAACACCATCGTCAAGTTCGTCTACAGTTTTTAAATTTACTAAAACATCCATAGTAGTATAATGAAGACCTTTAAAGAATTTTTAAAAGAATCTTCCATGACCGTTGGAAACAATGGTTACACTCAGAGTGGTAATTCTTCGTCTGCTGCTGGATTTGATAAATTTCTTTTTCCGTCCGATATGGATGATTTGACTCAGGACTATCAAACTCCTGGAGAATCTGGTCAAGCAAAGTGGAGATTCTCCGATGTGTATCCTGTTTTAAAATTATCATTAAACAATAGTCAAGGTGATGGACCATCTATTGATGCAATGATTGATGCATCAAAAATGTTTGTTGATCGAATGGATAATCCACAAGAAAGA